TGAGTTATTAAAGGTGAACACCTCCGTTACGTTGTACAGATCAGTAAGATCATTTACTATCTTTTGGAATGCCTCATCAAACTTATGAATGACATCATCTAAATCTGTATAGAATGTATCAACATCTTCTTTTGGACGGTAACAACTCGCAAAAATTAAACTATCGGCATCTACTAGTAGTATCATATCTGTGTCTGATTTGTAAATAATCTAGCCAATAGTCAAACCACTTGTTATATTCTATGTAGTCTCCTGTTGACTTTTTTGCTTTTAAGTATTTATTATAGGCTGCTTTTACTTCCCATTCTTGAATATCTTTTTCTATAATCCATTCGTATGACATCATTCAATAATTTAGTGGGATAACATTCTTTACAAACAATCCAATCGGGCAATGATTCTAAATCATTAGAAGAGGCTGCATAGCCTTTGCACTCGGGGCATTCAATAACATACAATGCCCCATGAACTTTCTTCTTTTCCCTTATTAGTTTTGATTTAATCATGAGTAATTATCAAAACAATCGGGACAAATATCACAAAAATCGTGATCCTTTTGAGACATTGGTTTTTTGCAAAACTCACAATAATTCTCATTATATTTTTCTGCAATTTTTTTTGCATCTTCTACTATTTCATCTAAACCTCCCATGAGGTTTCCAAATAAGTGATCTAATGAATTTTCCATATCTGTTTTTTAAAGGGGGAGTTGCCCCCCCATTTTATTTATTTGATTATTTTTAATGTTCTTAAAATATGCTTTATTGCATCAACTTTTGAATCAAAGAAAACTTTATTGTGATCTACTTTGTTTTTGTAAGATGTTAAAACTAAATATTGATCATTTTTATAATCAATATCAAAATCAAAATAATCAAAAGGAGATAATCTTAATCGCATTTCTAATGAATCTAAGTTAGCAAAAGACTCTTTTAAATAATCAATTACTGATTTGGTTTCGTACTGTGTTTTGTAAGTTTTCATATCTGTTTGTTTAATTATGATGTAAATATAAAACAAAAATTTTATAACACAACTATATTTTAAGAATTATTTTTCTTTATCGTAAATTTTATTCAAATCAAAAATCATTTGATTGATTCTTTTGGGTGAGCATTTGCAAGGTTTTTCTAAAGGATGATCTAAATAGTTTGCATGAAAATCACATATCATCTCATATTCTTTGTGGGTGATGGTTGATTTTTTACCTTCTCTGAATTTACTCCAAATCTTTAAATCCTTCTTTACCATCTCCTTATTCCTTTTATGTTGTTTAACTTTTTTCTTCTATCATCACATCCGCAATCAGTATCTGTGTATCTATGATACCAATCAACCAAGGCTTTAATTCCTGTGTACTTAGTGAAGTAATATATCAAATCTCCTAGTTTCATTTTAAATCATTTATGTTCCTATAATATGCCCTTGTATATTTCATTAGTTTGCAATTCCATCCACTTACATTATTGTAGTCAGTAAAATAAAAATTACAACTTTCTTGATCAAGAATCTCCACAAACCAATATATATCAATTTTTCCTACTCCTTTTTTGTGAGCCTCTTCATTAACTAATAAATCTTTATAATGGGAATGCTTACTTGCTTTTACATCTATCCTTTTTTTGCGAATAACAAAATCGGGATTTTTAGATGGATAGAAATCTAAAAGTTTTGCCATTTCAAATTTTTCATCTTTACGAGTTAAATAATCCATTACGATTAACTCACCCAATATTCCAATCGTATCAACATGATTGTTTTTTTCTCCCCTGTCAAACCTTGGATTGTTCTCTAATATCTTTTGATTAACAACACTTCTTGCTTGTCCTATCTGTTCTGCTATTGCCCAAAATGATTTTGGAAACTTAATCATATCAAGTGCTTTAATTTAGTTTTAACTCTTTTGTATGTGTTGTAAAGCGAGTAGTAACTAATATTTGTTTGTCTGCTCAACTCGGAAATACTGATACCCCCATCAACAATCTCATAAATCTTTCTATCGTACCAAAACAATTCATTGATCTCATCTACCACTAATCCATAAGCCTGTTCATAATCTATATCTTCATCACAATTCTCTACAACATCCAACTCTACAATTTCTACTTTTGATTCCTTTCTTTTTAAGTCCAAGAAAAGCGATCTAAGCACTTTAAAAATGTAGTAATAGTTTATGTCATCTTCACTATATTGGATATCTGTGCCTTTCTCTAAACGCTTCTGAACCTTAATGTACATCTCTTGAACAATGTCTTGTGATGTGTCACGATTGCAACCAAACGATTGGACAATTTCAATCCATTGATTGTTCTTTTTAAATATTTTTTCAAGTGTTTTGGAGAGGATCATAAATGCTATCTACTAATTCGGGATAGCCAAAGTTATTAATTCTAAACGAGAATGTCTCAAAAGGGAATCCTCTGCTCCTTTTACACGATACAGTTACTTGATCTTCATGTACTGTATTCTTCTCAAGTGATATTTGTGTTTCTGTCTTTTTTTCCAAGAAAGAACCCAAATGCCCTGTGGGTTTGTCAGTACCAAAGTTGCTATGAATCACAGTTATGATGTGGCAATTGTAATCACTACTCCACTTCATTAGTTTCTGAACGCAATTATTACTTTGTTCTATGTCATTTACATCAGCGACAAGATCAGCAATTCCATCAATGACAACTAAACCTGTATTTCTGTAATTTTTTAAACAATGCTCTATAAACTCAATTCTTTGATCGTAGCCAAGTGTTCTAAGGAAGTAAGGATGGTAACCATCAGTAACACCACACATCTCTGTTACTCTTCTAAATCCTAATGACGCATGATATTTACCTTGCTCTGTATCGAAGTGTAAAACCTTTTCATCCCTTCTGTGGCTTTTAATTTTGCCTACAAAGTTGTTACTCTTTAAATAGGCTGAAACTAGTAAACTTACAAAGAATGATTTTTTGCTTTTGGGAGGTGCTTGGATAAAGGAGAAATTTCCTAAAGTACCAAGAGGTATGTCAACAACTATATTTCCCTTTTTACTCTGAATAACCTTGTTGCCAAAAGACAATGCTAATGGAGGATATTCTACTTTTTCTGTGGTATCTATTTTGCACAACTTTTCAATAAGTTGTAACTGTTCTTTTGTCATGTGGTGTGTAATTTATAAAAAAAGGGGGAACTTAATCCCCCATAAATTAAAATGGTAAACCGCTATCTTCGGTTTTATTGTCATAAGGAGAACTCTTTAAATTTTTAGCAAGTTCATCCTTATCTGCTAACTTAATAGTTCCATCTGTCCAAAAGATTTTGCCATTGCCAATGTACTCTTTTGCTTTCTTGGCATCTCGCTCTTCTTTCGTTTGCTTTACCATCGCTGACACATTATTACCATATCTTGTGTCATCATTTATTGAAAATGTTATGTCACAATATACTGCTCCATCTTTTCCTTTGACAAATTTTTCCTTTGGTAATTTGTCTACTCTTATATTTAAACTTCCTAGTGATCCCATAATTTATAATTTTTTTTTATGTTAAACGATATAAATTCTTAATACATTCTTTCCAATTACTTCCATACTGAGGGTGAAGTAATGGTGCTTTCCATTTTTGATTTTTCCATATCTTTATTAAAATTGAATTTATATTATCCCGATGCTCTAAACTATCTTCCTCATTGATTTTACTTTTTGTACAAAGTGCATAGCAGTCTTCTTTAAGTTTAAGTAGTGCCAACTCTAGTATTTCTCTTTCTTTTTCAGTTAGTTTCATATTTATAATTTATTTAATTCTACTTCTAATTCTTCAGATATTTCAAATGTTTTTTTAATTGCATCTAAATTTCTTGATCCATCTTTTAAAGCATCTACAACCTGTTTATAAATAGGTGTGTTTTTAATCAATGGCTTTTTGTGTTTATTCGTTGCATCTGCATCCTGTGTGTCATCAATCAAAAATAGATTACCTAATGCGTATTTTTTACCATAAGAACTTGCTGATCCATATCTTTGTGGCATTGACATTCCTTTTTGTTCTGTGTCAACACCTACAATTGCAGTTGCTTTTATTCTTTGTATTCCATCTGAAATAATAGCAGTAGATTTTATTATGTAATTCCCTAGATACTTTTCCTTGATTCGAATAGTAACATCATGCTCTAAAAGATAAGGTTTTAAAGCCTCTAAAATATCCTCTGCACTTCTAAAATAGTATTTTCCAAAGGCATTAAATCTACTTTTCTTCGATTTAAATAACGCTTGAATTTGTGATAACTTGTGGTTTAATGATATATCCATTTTTCTGTTTTAAAATTTAACCTGTTCGGGATTTTCCCTAGATTGAAGTAATGCTTGTAGCATCTCAATCTTATTCTCCAACTTGTAAATAATCAGTTGAAACTCTTGTACCTGCACCTTGTGCTGATACTTTAAATCTTCTACGTTTACGATTTGTTCCATCGTTTTTTTGAACAAATATAAACATTTTATTTTAAAATTAAATTGAACGCTTTTTTTCTGCTTTAATCATGTATGCTTTTTTATCGTATTTTCTTCTTCTTGAACAAATCCAATCGTTTATGTCTGATGAAAACGCAAAGGAAAACCTATCTCTTCCTACCTCTGTTGGTTTGTCGTAAAGTACATTCAATGGTGTTGGTGTTTTTTGCTCCATAAAAAAAGGGGGTTTTACCCCCCATTGAATTATTTATTTTGATAAGTGCTTTTCTTCTAAAGCATTCAAGCCATTATGAAATTGTGATATTGCAAAGTTTTTAACACTTTCAATTGATTTATCATTATTTGATAATGCTTGATTTCTACCTGTCTCAAAAGCAGATTTAATTAGAAATTCAAGATCAAGTTTTGAAATTGATATATGATGAATAATATCTTCGGGTTTTGGTTTTGATGGGTTTATTCTATCAAAGATATTTTTAGAACTTTCTTGATTTTCTTGATTTATGTATTCAATTGTATTTTTCATCTTGTTTTTGTTTGTTTGATTAATAATAATGTAAAGATATAAAACTTTTATTTAATAACAAACTATTTAAACAAAAAAAGAGGAAAAAATTAATTTTCCCCTTCCGAACAGATACTAGGCAGGGAATCTTTCGATCTTGCTCTACCTATAAAATATACCACCACAGTTTATTTACCCTTCAAAGATAACTAATCCAACTGATCTAACAAATATTTATATTTTTTAATCATCTCTTCAATTTCATTTGTGGTAAATTTTCCTAATGTTTGAGATTTTAGAAACAATTCATTTGATGTGCCTTCTCCATAGTGTTTATCTAGGTATCTACTGAAGAGGTATTGTTGCCCATTCTTAAAGATGTTGCAACTGATACATTGAACACCTACATTTAACTCATCCCATCTAGTTGTGTAATGGCTTCTGCTTTGGAAGTGTCCACATTGTAACTCTTTCCAATGTCTTTCTACACCACAGGTAACACATTTTGCTACCTCATCAATAGCATCTTTTCTTCTAATGTATTTGCTAAATACACTATCTAGTTTTTTAATTAATTTACTTCTAGTTAATTTCTTCATATTATACGCACCCCTTTGAGGGGGTGCTTATCTAGTTAATGCCCCCCCTTACCCCCCCATTGGGAGAATAGTTTGCCCGATCCAAGCACTGATGTCTAGTGTGCAAGTTTAGCCTTTATAGCAATGCAATGATAATGAAAAAATTTTACTTTACAACCTCTTGAACTTCTTCAAGGGAAATCTTGCCTGTGACAAAGGCATAAACGGCTGCTGCTGCAACTAATAACCTTACCATCTGTTTGATGAATCTAGGTGCAAAGAACCTGCCTATTCCGCCTTCTTTGGCTTTTATGTTCTCCACCAACTCACCACCTATGGGAACTACTGTTTCTACGATGTTTAAAAATATCTTTAACATAATTTCTATTTTTTAAATACTCTTTTTTCTAAATCTTCTATTCTTTTATCTGTTTGAACTTCAAACTTCTCAAACTCCTTAATTAAAAAATCCAACTTTTGATTTACAACCCTTGTATCATCCTGTGATACTATTTGCTTTGGAAGTGTTTTTGCAACCTCTATCTCGCTTTGTAACATAAAATAAGAGGATGCTATTGAGAAAATCATTCCCCCTCCTAATATCAAGGTTTTAAAATCAATTTGAAAATCGGGTTTATTATCACCATCTACATCTACATGAAGTTTACTCATTTCTTGTCTTTGAATTTTTTATAGCAAATAGCAATGGCTTGATCTTTCTTGTATTCTCCCATTAATTGAGGTACACATCGAACCATAAAATCCTTTTGCTTTTCGTTTTTATTTGGTTTAGGTATTGGCATTAAATTATTGAGTATCTTGTTTTCCCTCTGTGCTTTGTCGCTTTTAGTTTTTGGTTTCTATTTGTGTCACAATAAGAAATATGAACCCAATTTGGTTCTTCAGTTGTTCCAAATTCCCAAATCAACTGATCAAACTCTAGATTCTCAGACGCCCAATGAAATAAATCTGCATTTGATTTATCTCCTAATGTGTCTAAATCTAATGCTTGTCCAAATGCGTGTTGACTTGTTTTAGAGCCTCCTACGGCTTTATTTAATTCTAATGATCTGTACATACTATTTATCTTAATAGGATGCCCACACCAATCCCTAAGTGGCTGAAACAACTTCTCTGAAGTAACTAACATATTCTCATAATGCTCATCTGTTGGTTCATTGCTAATCCCCAACTTTTTAGCAGTATCTGAATGTATCCCCTCTGAGTAACTTA